ATGAACAAGTTTATGACCCGTGTTGAACTGCATCAGGCCACCTGGAACGACTACGAGGCTCTGCATAATCAAATGCAAGCACAAGGATTCAGCCGCACCATCGTAGGCGATACAGGACTTGTGTTTAACTTGCCACCTGCCGAGTACTTCTACACAGGAATTATCACCGTGCAGAATGTGCTCTTAAAAGCAAGGACTGCGGCAGCGATGACCCAAAAGAAGCATAGCATTCTGGTCTCGGAGTACGTTAACGCTGCATGGGAAAATCTTCCGTTAGCTACTGCTTCAGCAGCAAAAACGCTGTTGGGATAAATACCGCACCCAACTGAAATTGAAATCGGCCAAGCGATGTACTGCTTGGCCGATTTTTTATCTGGCTGCTCGATTTTTTCCACATCGCCAGCATTTGAAGTACGGACCGTAGCGCCCCTTCTCGATGTACGAAGTCGGGCCGCCGCATTGATGGCACAGCTCACCATTCCCTCTGTACGACTGCACCAGCTTCCACACGCTGGCAGCCGACCAGAGCACCGCTCCCACGGCAAACACTAGGCTGGCGTTCAGAAAAATGAAGCTGTACATTCCGATGAATTTATTATCCCGAAGATGTAAGCCCTCCCACATGATCACAAGGCCAACTAGCAGCAGGACAACAGGGCCGGCAAACATTTTGATCATCAAGCGCATTTGAGCCTCGCTATTCTTTTACTTGCCTGGGTTGATCCGTTTGCTCCATCGGTCGGCCGGCCGCGAGTCCCGTACTAGAACCGAACTGCGATTCCGAAGAGCTAAACGAAATCATTTTGCCTTCTTTATCGAACCGGAACATCGTTGTCGCCATTTGCGAATCGGCGCCGCCGGCGAATACGCCGACGACCGGGATAAAGCTCGCCGGCCGTGCCTGCGAATGGATGTAGCTATAGCTCATCATCCTCGTGCCATCGCTCATTAGCATCGAGGTCGTCGGCTTTCCTAATTTCGCAATTACGTCATTGACTGTTGTCGTGCCGGCTTTAAATTCCGAGAGCTGATCCGGTTTGACCTGCACCCCTGATGAAACGCAGCCGGCCATCAAAATGAATACAGTAAGTGCCGCGGCTGCGCGCGTTATGACTCCGTTCTGCATTTTGTCTCCCTACCCGGTTGGGTTGATTACCAGAAGCAAATATACATCACTCCCGTTAAAACAAGCCAACCGGCTCGGCAGCACGATCCCAACTATAAATAATCAGCTCCATCCGGTCGACGCTCTTGCCGCCGCCGCCGATCGTGTACTGAATCGGCACGGTATCCATCTGAAAGCCATCGAAGATCCGCCGGATGTCAGGATGATCGTTCAAGCTGATGATGGCCTTTGCCTTGAGCTTGCGCATCATGTCGGCCATTTTTTCGTACTGCTCGATGCCAAAGCCGACGCCGTACCCTTCGGTTTCCCAATAAGGCGGGTCCAAGTAAAAAAACGTATGCGGCCGGTCGTAGCGTTCGATGCATTTGGCCCAGTCCAGATTCTCAATAAATGAAGAAGCCAGTCTCAGATGCGCGGCTGACAGGTTTTCTTCGAGCCGCAATAGATTGATCGCCGGCGTGGTGGTGGCCGTGCCCCAGGTCTGCCCTTCCACCTTTCCGCCGAAGCAATGCTGCTGCAAGTAGAAGAAGCGCGCAGCGCGCTGAATGTCAGTCAGCGTCTCGGGCGGCGTGTCTTGCGTCCATTTGAAAATCTCGCGGCTGGATAGCGCCCATTTGAACTGGCGCACGAACTCCTCGAGGTGGCTTTTCACGACTCGATACAGATTGACCAGGTCGCCGTTGATGTCATTGATGACCTCGACGTCGGCCGGCGGCCGCAGAAAATACAGCGCGGCGCCGCCGGCGAACACTTCGACGTAACAGCTATGCGGCGGGAATTGCGGGATCAGGCGATCGGCCAAGCGCCGCTTGCCGCCGATCCAGGGAATGATGGGATTTGCCATGGAGAACCTTTCCTATGTGCTAGAATTCCGCCGCCCTCGAGGGTGGCAGAGCCCTGGCTTGGTTCACCGGCATGCACGGTGGATCGAGGCCCGTTCAACTGTTCGCAGCAGTTGGCCGGGCGCTCTGTCTTTACTAATTCATTACCCGGCCGCTATTGCGGCCAGGCTTCTATTGTTCGGCGGTGCCGGATCGCGCAGTCGCCGTAATTCGGCAGCACCACATCAACCATCCAAGTCAGCCAGGCGTCGTAGTCATCCGGCTTGTCCGGCTGGCCGAGCGGCTTGCAGTCAGCGGCCAGCGCGCTGTCGAGCAATGGCTTCGTCGACGGCACTAGCGGCGCTGGTGAGCTTGCGCACCCGGATAGCATCAGGGCGGCAGTCAACAGGCAAAGGAGCAGCGTTCGCATCGTTGAATTCCTTTCGGATTGTGTCGAGCTTGGTATTGAGCGCGGAGACGTCGACGTGCGCGCCGTCGGCCGCGGCCTTGATGGTTTTGCTGGCATTGATCAGATCGGCGAGCGCTTCCTGGCTTTGCGTGGCGATCTCGTTCGATCGTGCAGCCTTGGCTTGCGCGATCTGCTCGCCCAGCCGCCAGCCTTGCACTTTCATGCCGGCGGCAAACAGCGAGACCGCCAGCGCCACCAGCACCGCCGCCTTGATGGCGCCGAGATAGGGTTCGAGGAAATTCATGCTGCCTCCGTAGAAATAGCCGCCAGCGCCACCTTCAGCCGCCGCGCCCTATCGGCGAACCCGTTTGCATCGCCGTAGCGCACCGTCTGCCGGCCGATGTTGATGATGTCGCTGATGCCGTCGATGTCGCCGGCGTCCGCCAGCGTGTTGAGATTGATCCCGCGCGGATTGCCTTCGACCCAAAACCAGGCGAACGAGAGCGCGCCGATGTCGGGCCGCTCCAGCAGACTCGGATCGGTCAGCAGATCGATTCCGAGCGCGGCGCCGCAGCGTGCGATGTTTTCCTTGCCGGTCAGTTGGCCAGGGCCACGGCCGCGATACTTCCAGCCGTCGCCGGATTCCTTCGGGCCGTTGCCCATGCGGTTAGCGTAGGCGATGCAGGCGATCGAATGCTGGTCAGCCAGGTGCTCGGCGATGCGGCCGTAGCGAATGGCCTCTTCACGCGTGAAGCGCGTGACTTTCGCCGTGTTGAACGTGGCCAGGATCGCTTCCGGCGTGTAGTTGAAGCTTTCGGCAAGGCATGACAGGCCGAGCGTTTCATGCCCCATCTCGGATAGGAATGCGGCCAGGCGGCGCGGCGTATTGATCTCGTAGCGTTCAGCCGCGGCAATGACCGCATCGAGCCAGGCGCGCGCGATCGTGGACGATGCGCCGGTAGCGGCCATGAGCTGAGAAAGTGTGAGCATCATGATCCCCTCCGGATGATGCAGCCGCTGCGCCGCTCGGAAAGCAGGTACAGCGCGAACCCGACCGTCAGCGCGGTTTCCCACGTTGTCGGATGCCAGGTGCCCAACAGCGGCGCGACCAGTGCGCCGAGCGCGCCGGTCGTCATCAGTACCCAGGCGAGGCGCATGCCGTGCATAGTTTTTTGCGTCATGCGGTTGAGCGCGAAATACAGGCCGCAGATCAGGATTGCGGCCGTAGCAAGCGTGTGCAGGATCAGCAGCATCATTGCGCACCTCCTGCACCGATCATTGCCCTCAGCCGAGAGAGGCCCGCCGGCAGCAAACCTTGCCAGCCGATGCCGATGGCAGCCGCCGCAGCCAGGCGCGTGAAATCGCCCACGCCATGCAGCCACGGAAAGTAATTCAAGGCCAGCGCGGCCGCGATCGGCGCGAAGTAGCCGGCCAGTAGCGACGAGCTGGCCACGCTGCCGGTGATCTTCCAGGGTGACATGGCCGGAAGATAGGACAGCGACACCAGCCCGCCGAAGAAGCCGGCCAGCAGTGCGTCGTATTGCACGCCGACGATGGAGCCGGTCAGCGTGATCGTCCCTGCAGCCAGCGCGATGCCGGCAGTCGATGCTGCGGGTTCAGCCATGGAGATCCTCAAAAAAAATCCCGCCGAAGCGGGATGGGTGAAGTGATAGAGATTTACTGCTTACTGACAGGGCGACGCTATACCAACAGCAAGTCTCCATAGGCAAACCGGGTTGCCATCAATTCGCGCTCAGTCAAGTGGCCGCAATCCGGGAACAGGATCAATCCGGACTTGTGAATCACGGTCCCGGAAAACTCATGGCAAAAGAACTTGTCTTCTTCCTGCCAATTACGGTCCGGCTCGATCGAAAGGCCGGCGGCGCCCTTGAAGTCATACGGCACGCGCTTTTCCGCCATCTCCCGGCCCCAAGCCAAACCGGCCGGCGCATCGGGTACTTGGTAATTCAATTCCTGGGTGACGGTTGCGCCGGACAAAGCTTCTTCCAGCGGCACCCGGCGCACACCGGTACGAATCTGGCGGCCTTCGATCCAAAGCATCCGCGCCTCCAAGGCATGATCCCCATCCACTACCAAGGAATGCGAGCTGCGCGCGAGATGAAAAAAGGTCTGTGGCAAAGCCAGCCGGATTACCGTGGAAGGCAGGTTCCAGGCCGGCCGTTTCGTCAGCAGAATCTTTAAGGTGTCCATGCTATTCCACCACGATCAAAGTATCGGCATACGTCTGCGGCCAGCCGGTGCGATAGTCGTAATCGAGCGGCGTAGTAGACTGCATCAACGCAGCCTTGTGCTGCTCTGCTATCGAGAAAATATCTTGATCACTAGCGGCAATGGCCTGAAAAATCTGATTAGCAAGCGTTTGCGTCATACCAACAAATTCGCCGGACATGGTTTTCCACTGCAAGCCAGCCGGAATATTCGCGCCCATCATCACCAGCCCGATTTGCTGGATGCGGCTGGTGTCGTCCGAGTGAAACCAATAGCTGCCGACTTGTACGCCGCCTGCTTTACGGAGATCGCGCTCAACCTTGATCAATTCCCACACCTGATCGCGCAGCGGACCAAGGTCTTTCGGGACTGCCATGTAAGTGCCGTCGCCGTTGTCCTGCACATAGTTGTAGCGCTCGTCCGGGCGAGGCTGCTCCACTGCCTCAGTGATGCCTATGGCAGCGCGTTCCTTGGTAGATGCAAGCCGCAGCCATTTGGCCGGATATTGGATTTTCTCGTCGCCTTCACCGACCGAGAAAGGCGTATCGAGTGGCAGCGCTTTTCCATTTAATAAAAACATGATCACCTCGCGTTAGCGTATTTGAAGGGACGTTCGGCAAAAGCGGCGAAGATGTAGGTGCCGCCCGAAGCGTTGAAGTTGGCTGCGCTGCTTCTAACTTTGAAGCCATTTGCTATCGCATCGAACGCAATAACGCTGCTTTCAACAACAGCACCATTTGCATATGTCTGCGCAGACATTGCGTTATATGTGTCTCTCGCCGTGTCATACATGTACCAGTCACCGCCGAAAGAACTATCGGTGCGCTTAATCATCACAAACCTCGGCCTGAAGCCGCACCACACGAACGGACCATCAGTTGAGCCGTTTCCTGGGTAGCTGCCGAACTTGGAGAAGCCGGGGATTTCGGCGAATAGGTACATCACATATGTTTCGCCGCTGCCATTGGTTGACGAACCACCAGATACAACGCCGACCTGATAAGTGGACGATGTACGCTGATCGAATCTATATTCGTTAGGGAATGCCGCCGATAACGCGCCTGTGCCGTTCAAAATAAGCGCCTTACCTCCCACCGAGCAACCAACATGTTCTACCGTATGATTGCCTGTCGTGTTCCGGTGCATGATGATTACCATGCTTGGTAAGACTCCCAGGCTGTGTGGGACTGCTTGGGACGATGCGCCAGTGCCACCGTTGCCGTTGTAGCCGACAATATCAATCCCTGCTGCCGTGGATTTCTTCCATTGCCATGCGACTAGCGCATCGCCAGCATTAGCGGAATTTGAAGTAGAGCTGTAAGTAAAACCATTACTATTGAAGGACGATATTCTGGTGTCTGACGCTTCGGCATTTGTTAGATTTGAAAACAAGGTATAGGCAGCACCGCGAACGCTATCTACTAATTCATGGTTCCGGGCTGCGCTGCGCGACTTCATCCAAACCAAGTCAGGAGTGAAACCGCTATTTACAACGATTCCTCCCCCGGCTGCGCCAACAAAGGTCGTCGCATCAAAATATTGATTCGGCTTCTTGATCGTCGGGTCGGGCAGATTTGATGTGTTTAGCGCCTTGAATCCGGTCGGCGGCGTGTAGGTGAATGGACGCTGGCCGAAGTTGATAGAGCCGGTTGATGTCGCGCCACCACCGGCCGCGAATGCAGCGACGACATCTGAAGCACCAGACCCGCTCAATGAGATCGATCCTTGGCTCACATTGTTTTTATAGAATGTGACAGTAGAGCCATCCATGTCGAGCGCTACGCCAAGGATGTCGCCGGAAGTGTATGCGGCCCCATACGCGCTTGCAGAGCCGTTGATGTACTTGTTTCCATCGCTGGAATACAAGACACCATTTGTCCAGCGAGTAGTCAGGCTAGCCTTTTGTATTCCCATTTGGGTCGGGTTGGCTGAGTAAACTACCTCCCAATACCACTTTCCCGAAGTGACAGAAAATCCGCTCTGTGCATTGTTGGTTCCGTTTGGAATGCTGAAATTAAGATTGCTACTTGACCATGTGCTTCCATCAGCATTTAGCGGATTTCCAGTTGCATAATTCCCGCGCCCATTCCCTCCATCCGCATATGTCGTCGGTACATCAATCAAGCTGTCGTAGCTTGCGCCAGCCGTCACGCTGATGCCGTTCGGCGTCCAGTTATTTCCGTTGCCGCTGCTATCCTTGCCGATGGCCGTCGCCGTCGCCGCGCTGTTGTCGGAGAAGTCCAGATGAAAGCCATTGGTGCCGAACGTGCCGGTGTATTTCTTCGGCGACCATGCGCCTGTTAATGGATCGGTTTGGCCGAAGTAGGAAGCATCGAGCGCTTGGCCGTCGATGAAATGGACATCGGCGAGCAGGCCATCAAAGAAATTGGTGAATCCCGTATACTGGAGCGCACCTATCGATGTCGGATAACCAAGCGATCCGACATATCCCTGATAATTAATAGATGGGTCTACCGATGTTCCAAACGATGCTATTCGTGATCCATTGATATACAAACGGAACCGATCCGCAGCAGTAGAGTTGGTCGTATCAAACACGGCCATCATGTGCATCCATGCGCTCGGATCACGGTAGACCGCCGAAGAAATTTTGCGCCCTTCAATGGCGCTATTGTTGAAACTGATAAGCTCTAAATTGTCAGACGTATTCAGCACAAGTTGCGTGTAGACACCGCTGCTGCCAGCGGTATTTGCAAAGCCAAAAAGCGTCTGCCCCACTCCAAGCGATCCGCGCTTAACCCATCCACTCCACGTCCATGTTTGACGGTTCCCTGCACCAAAAGTCCGCGACAAATAAGCGCTATTCGATGCCCGCAGCCGCAGCGAACGCTGGATGCGGTAGCCGGACGGTGCGCCGCCCATCAACATATTCAGCATATTAAGCCCCTACATCCAGCGCATAGCCGACGCACATGAAATAACCTGTCGTTGCGTCGTAGCGGAACAGGAAATTGTCGTATTTACCCGCTGTCGCGCTGGGCGAAATATTCACCACCCCCTTGAAATTCGATCCCCAGGCGATCGAATGCGAGGTCGTGTATTTCACGAAAATGGCGATGTATTCGCAATCGGTTGCGGCGCTCGGATTGGCGATCGTGAAGGATGAACCATTTACGTTTACCGTCGCGTGCTGGATAGCGTTTGCATTCCAGGCAGTACCGCTCGTGAGCGCTGTCGCACCGGAAATCTGTGCAGCAGTGAAGGTTTGCGTTTTATCCGTCTTCGCTATTGCAGCGCTCTGACCACGCGCCGGATTTATTAGTACGTATTTGCCCGACGTGTTATCCACCATCAGCTCAAGCCAGTGATTGGCGCCAGCTATATCACCTGCTTCGAGCGCAATGCCGGCGCCTTTGACGATCGTTCTTGCGGTCGAGCTATCGGCCTGAAAGGTCGGCGTCGTAGTGGTGTTGACATAAGCAGCGCGCACATATAAACGCATTCCTTGTACCAGGTCAGCATCCGAGAGATCGGGCGTGAAGTCGCCGGTGAGGGCGTCTGCCGCGCCGGCGGCGATCGCGACGTTTTGCGAGCCGCTACGAATACCCAGATCGGAGAGCGGTCCGATGATATTCCATGCTGTATCGGCGCCGTTGCGTTGCTTGAGCAGCCCGGATGTCGTGTCGGGCCACCACATGTACGGAAAAGTGACAGGCGGCGCAGTCGGGCCGGAGTTGTTTGACGCCAGTGCGGCGGCTATCGCGTTCAGAGTCTGCGACAGCTCCAGCCCTGTGACGGTGCCGGTAACCGGCGTGGTCATTGTTGGGTGTTGGCTCATGTTTTCCTCAATAAAAAAGGCCCGTATGTACGGGCCTTCATCGTTCGATCGTTCACTATCTTTATCAGTAACCGCGGGCGACCCAATTAATGCTTCTCGCCACGCCACTGCCGGCGTTCTTTATCTGCACCGAGAAGCCTGCGAGTGTGACCGCACTGCTCATCACGACCTGGTCTCCCTCATGCGCATCGAGGATGGTGATCTGGACGTTCGGAACTGCCTCGCCATTCGCGCCGCCATTGAACGGCGCGGTAAATGCAATGGATGCTCCGCCCGCAGCGATGGCGATGTGGGTGCCGGTATCGGTGCGGTCCGGCGCATCGACCGCCAAGGTGAAACCAGCCATGACGGCTGTCACCTGCTGGTCCGATGACAGCAGCAGCACGCGCGCATCGTAAAACCTCGCGTTGTAATAGCCAGGTACGAAGTTTTGCCAGGTGCCCCATACGCCATCGTCGCCGGCGGTGCGGATCTGTGGCTGCAGCGTGACTTTCGGACCGAGCGCGGCGCCGAGCCAGTCACTTACACCCAGCACATTCGCAACCGCCAGCACGTTGTCGTAGATCGACTGCCCATATCCTTCCACCGAGATCATCACGTTGCAGGGCGCGATGCGGCCTATATCGATGCGGTGCGCCGCTGGAATCTCATATATGCCGCTGTCCGCCACGCCGCCGTACCACAGCAGCGTCGATTCGGACAGAAGATCCGTAATATCGAGAATATTGCCGGCGCCGGTCAGCATCACTTTGCCGTTCAGCACTACAGCGCCGCCCGAGACCGTTCCGCTCCAGCCAGTGGCTGCTTCGTCGTGGCTAGCGACGATGTTCTGCTCCAGCGCAGCACCGACGATCACGATGCTTTCCGGCGTGGCCGAATAAGCGTCGACGCCGTTCGGTGAGCGGTAATGCGCGGCGACCCAGTACTGGCCGTTACCGACTGCCGGCAGCGATGTCAGCGGCGTGCGCCCCAGTACGGCGCCTGTCTCCCAGCTCGCGCCGATCCGGATCTCGTAATCGATCGGCGAGCGGAAGTCGCTGATCGCGTCCCAATAAATTTGCGTCAGACCGGCGACGAAATTGCTTGCCAGGTTCTGCACATCCGGCAGCGGAGAATTGAGCGCCGAGCCTTTGATCGTATAGTTGTAGGCGTTCAGGTCCGCCAGATCCTGCATTCCGGCGCCAAAGGTATTGAATGCCTGAAACTTGATATGAATCGTCTTGCCGATGTCGCCCGTCGAGAACGGATAACGGAAGACCGCTTGGTCAAGCCGGGCGAACTGCGCACCGGCTGCGTGGCTGGCGATTGCCGTGCCGTAAGCGCCGCGCACCAGGTGCGTCAGTTCGTATTTTCCCGATCCGGTCAGGTCGGCCACTTCATACGCCAGCAGCTCGCCGTCGACGTAGCACAGCGTGCGCAGATTTCTTGCGTCGTCATCGGTGCCGGATAGCAGCTGTGCGGCGCTTTGCGAAACGTCGATCGACAGCACATTGGTCACGTCATTTGCGGAACCGGCTGGCAGTGCAGACGTCAGCACACCCTGCCGCGCGCTGCCCGATAGCGATCCCACTTTTTTGTAGGTGTCGCCGTCGTAGGAGACCCAGACGTTGCAGCCGCCGTAATTGACCGCGCCAGAGACGGCCAGCCAGATTTCCAGCGCGTTGACCAACTGGTCCGGCGGCTCGAAGATGACCGGAGCGTTGACGTTTCCGGCCGCGGCATTGTAGTTCGGCGCATAGCCGGCGGCCGCCTGCTTCGGATACTTGGCGGCGGTGGCCGTGCCGAGCGGGAAATCCTCGGCGGTAACAGTAATGTCGCCGTTCTCGTTTTCCTCAGTCCTGATGATGCGTACCGGCAGGCGGTCGAGATAGGTTCGTGCATCGGTCAGCGTGACGATGTCCATGCCTTCGAGCAGCACGTAGTCCCAGCCGAGCACGAACTCGTATTCGTTACAGATGTACAGCGAGCGCTGCAGCAGCAGTTGCGCGACATAGCCGGCCAGTTGCGCATTCGGCAGCGCATGCATTTTGATCGGCTGCATGCTGCGCAGGCCGCTGCGCTCGATGTCGGCCTGATCCTTGGCTTCGGCCACTTCGATGTTGTAATCGTTGTCCGCGTTGATAAATTCGATCTGGACATGGTTATAACGGTCGGCCGGCGACTTGCGCGTGATCTTGACCGGATCTTCCGCGTCGCCGAGAAAGTCGTCTTCATTCAGGTCATAGACCGGCGTGACGTTCGGCGTGAAAGTAACACCGTTGCCGGTCACCGGCTGGTCAGCATACGGCACCAGCTTGAGCTTGCCGCCTGAGCGCACCGCGCCGGTATTGGTCATCTTCAGCAGGTCGCCGAGCAGGTCGCGCGCGGCGGACTGCTCAGTCAGGGCGACACTGATCAGAAGACCGGCGGCGCGGCAGTAGGCGCTGTAATCGCTCAGATCGCCCAGCCGCGCTGCCGGGAAGGCTGCGCCCCAATTGTCATTGGTGAGCACAGCCGAGACGACATCTTTCGGGTCGCAGTCAGGACCGCTGCCATATTGCGCGAAGCCGTCGACTTCGAGCGTATGGTTTTCCGCCTCGGCATTGGAAGTCAGCGAAAAAGCCGACGAGCGCACGTGCGCGATGCCGCTATAGGCAAGCGCTTCGGCCGGATGATAGGTGGACAGATAGCCCCACACCGGCTGACCGTAATTTCCGAGAGCCAGGTCCATGTTCAACTGGCCGAGATTGTCGAACAGGTTTTTTCCGCGCCACACGCGGCGCACGCCGGCAATCGGCCCTTCGGCGATGAACCCCACCATAGCGGCTTGATAGGTATAAGTGGTATTTTGCTGCGTGACGCCGCCGCCGCCCTTGCCGCCCTGCTCGGTCGTGGTGGTATGCGGGATCGCCAAAAAGTCGCCGTACCAGCCGAGATTCATCGGCACACGGCAGCGGCCAAAGATTACCGGCAAGACGATGCCGTAGGTCGACTGCTGCACACGTACCGATCCGAGCATCGGATCGTTGGTGCTGATTGTCGAAGATCCGCCCATTTATCTGCCTGTCATGCCCACATGGAAAAATAATTCACCGGACGACCGGCCAGCGGTTCCTGCGTCAGGTCGCCTTGCACCACGCCAAGCCCGAGATACGCATGGATGACTTCTGTTTCGCCGGTCACGATCGCCGCGTGCGAAAAGCAACGGCCGAAGCGGAACAGCGCCACGTCGCCCGGCTGCGGCGCCTCGACCGGCCGGGCATACTGAAAAATACCTTTCAGATAACGCTCGTCCGACCGATGCAAATGCCAGTCGCGCGGGTACGGCCGCGGATCGATGAAAGTGATTAAGCCAACCGCGTGATACACCTCGCACAGCAGCATCAGGCAATCGACGCCGCCCTTATTGCCTTCGCCCTTGATGCGTCCCTGGTGGTGATACTTTGTTCTCAGCCAGGAGCGCGCCTCTTCCACGACGCGCTTGCGTTGTTCCTGTTCGCTCATGATCAGCCCGGAGAAACGGTTTCCGGCACCGGCACATACGGCTGGCCGCGGAAATGGATGATGTTGTTGAACTTGTTCTGGCAGGTCGATTGCTGCCGATCGCAGCCGGGCAGCACAGTGAAAATGTCGCCTGGCTCTGGCTCATTCGGCAGAGGCAGCGCGAAATTGATCGTGCCGGCCGCATCCGAATAGACCGAACGCAGCAGGCCGGCGTTCGGCCCCGATGAAAACAGCAGCAGGCCGAGCGCGAAGTAATTGTCCGGCCGATTCGTAATACTGGTTTGAATGCTGCGCTCCGTACCACTGATGACTGTGCCGGTTTCCGTAAAGGCAGCACGGCTGACGCCGCAGCGGCTGTCGTACACCAGGTTCATGCAGGGCGGCTGGATCACGTTGCGCGGCACTTGCGCATCGAGCAGCTCCTCGAACGACTTCGCCCGGATGGTCAGACCGTTGTCATAGCTGCAGTCGGCCACACGTCCGGAAAACAGCTCGACACTGGCCACCAGCGGCTGCGTCCAGTCCGGGCCGAAGGCGCGTTCGACGATGACCTCGGCGCCGTCGAACACGCCGGTGCGCACCGCTTTCACGAACGGCACGCCGTCGACCAGGTGCGAGGCAGCCGCGCTGATTTTCAGTTCCAGTTCGTCGACCTCCAGGCCGACGCCGGAACTGGTCGTGCCGCGCGTAATCAGCGGACCGTCGCTGGCATAGGTATGGCCGTTGATGGTCAGCGGCACATCGGCCTCGGTGTAGCGCAGCGTAGCGCCGGACTGGAGAATGAAGGTGAACAGATCCGGTTTGATGAACTGGCGCGTCGCCAGCAGCGCCATCAAGGCCGCGGCGGCTTCGGGAGGTTTAACGCTTCTCATGTTGCAGCTCTCGCTTATCACTTGACGCTGATGAATTCCACCTTGCTGGCCGACCAGAAATTTTGCAGGAAGCGCTTGAATTCCTGCTTTCCTTGCAAAAAACGACAGCGGTAATAAAACTGCCCGGACCAGCTCAGCGCGGCGTCGGCGGCCGGCGGCGCGGCAAAGGTCACCGTGCCTTCGGCCGCATTGACCGTCACTGCAGTTACGATGCCATCGACCTTGATCACCGGCGTGCCGTTGATGGCTGCGATGGGCTCGGTGAAGCCGCCCATGTTGCGCACGAGGCGATATGTCGTGCTCGTGCCGTCGGCCACCGCGAAATTCTGGCCGGCCACCGTGTTGTCGTCCGGGTCGTCATATAGCCAGGTATCGAAGTCGCCCTGCCGCGCCAGGAAGAAGCCGAGCAAGGTTTGCCACTCCTGATACTGCTGCGCCGAGCGTAGAAATTCGAACTCGAGCGCAAACTGCCATCGCGGATAGGCTGTGTAAGAAGTACGCAATTCCTTGTCGCTGACAGTCGTCTGTATTCCTGTTTTGAAGACCGGCGTCTTCAATCGACTTCCCTGCTTGACGCCTGGCAGAACCGGAAAAATCGCGTTTGACATCGCTTATCCTTTACCGTTTTCCGTCTCGATAAGCCGCTTTAAGCGCATCGGCGATCAGACGCCGGTTGTCCATTAAAAAACGGCGCGCGCCAGCGGTATCAGGGGTATGCAGGTGCAAATGCACATCTCCCTCCGTCGTCGTCGAGCCGCCTGCAGCAATCATGTCGCGCAAACCGTTCGCATATTTGGCCGGCAGCACCATCTCTTCCTGGTGCAACTGCGTCATCGGGTTCAGTCCGGCCGGAATGTCGAAACCGCCGGACGCGGAAAACACGCTTGCGCCATACGCCGATGCGCCGGCGAATGCAGTTGCCGCCGCCGCCGGCGCCAACACTGGGCCGACATATGGGATCAATGCCGTCGCTGCATATGCACCGGAGGCGGCCACACCGGCATTTGCCATGATTTCTGACAGCGCCGTCACCTTGTTTGTGATGGCGCCCGTTGCCGCAGCCGTGGCTTCTTGCGCCTTTTCAGTCGAGAGAAATCCCATATTCATAGCTAGCTTGCGCGCCCAGCCGGCCAGCCATGCCACGAACGGCTTGGTGACCACTTCTTCGATGAAGGCCATGCCGATGCTGCGGAACATGCCATTCATCGCTTGCGTGAAGCTCTGCTGTTTGCTCAACATGCTGTTAAGCATGTTCTGGAAACTCGATTGCGCCGTGTTGAAAATATTCGTTTGCGGCTTGAGCTTTTCCAGCGTGGTGGCATTCTTGTTTTCCGAGAGCTGCGCATCGTATTTGAGTTTAATTTCAAGACGGCGCTGCAATGCCTGCTCATACTCGACCGTGCCCTCCTTGTACAGCCTGATCTCATTGTCGGCCGCTTCAAGGTCGAGGCGCATTTTTTCAACGATGTACTGCCGCTGCGTCTGCAACAATTGCTCGCGCGTCATCAGGCCGAGGTCGAACTCCAGTTGAGCGATTCTCCCTGATTCATCGATCACGGCATTCGCATTCTGGCGCGCGCTGTTTAGGCGGATCGCATCGATCTGCCGCATTTTTTCTTCATGCTCGCGGCGCATCGCTTCCTGGTCCTGTAGCGCCTGCTTGTATTCTTTGCTTTCGGCGCCGAATCGCTGGCGCGCATTCTCCACATAATTGCGCATGTATATTTCGCGCGCGGCATAGGCATTCTTGGCTGCTTCCATGCCCAGCTTCAGACTGGCCTGCTCGGCGTCGTACTGATCGCGCATGACGGCAAGACCGGTTTCCGCCAGTTTTTTTCGCAGCGCGATTTCGTCCTTGCTGCCTGCCTCAACCAGGCTGCGCTTGCTCTGCCAATATTGCTGCTCGGCTTCTTTGGACATTTGGTAAAAGCGCCCTTCCGCCTGCGCTTTTTCCTGTTCCTTGAGCTGGATCTCGCTTAATTCGGCTTCCCAACGCCGCATCAGCGAATCTTCCTTGTTTTTCGATTCGCCGCCGGACGAGGTCTGCCCGCCATTCGACGCTGCGGCTGCGGTCGCCTTGGCCGGCCCGAAGCCGCGCTCCAATGCGGCGCGCATTGCTTGACCGTTCTTCGCGCTGGCGTCGACGATGGCCTTGCCGCCGGCGGCGTTGATCTCGACGATTTGCGCCCAACCATTGACAAATGCAGCCTTGGCGCCAGCGAAATCAAAGCGCAGCGCGCGGCTGCCGGTATCGGCCAGAGTCAGGAAAGCAACCGTCATCGACTGGATGATGGTTTTGATCGAGATCCAGACGATCTCTACCCCGTTTTTCACGCCATAAAAGCCGGCGACCAGCACGGCCATGGCCTGGCGCATGCGGTCGACCTTTTGCGGTCCGGTTTCTGAGAATTCGTTTCCCAGGTCGGTCAATGCCGGCATGACGGCGTCGCCGATAGCCTTTTTTACCGCCGTCAGAACATCTTCGACGTCGTTCATCGCGGCGCGATAACGCGCGGTCGCTTCGATATTCTCTTGTCCGACGATTAAATTTAATTCGATGGCTTTCTTGCGCGACTCTTCCATCAAGTCGGTATTGAGCTTCAGCAGCCCCGCGACATCGCCCCAGGACTTGCCGTAGATCTTCATGCCCTCGATGTTGCGGTCCGTGCCTTCCTTGAAGTCGAGCAGCCGCTTATTGACATCGAGCATGATGTCCAGACTGTTGCGGAACTGACCGTTCTGGTCGCGCGTCTGCACGCCCAGCCGGGTGAAGGCTTCCTCATCATCCTTCAAGGTCTTGGTCAGTTTGGATGAGGCGGCAATCAGCGTATCTTTCGTTTGATAGATATCGCCCAGGGCAACGTTCAGCACGCTTGCCTGAGTCGCGCTAATGCCCAGCGTTTTGGCCAGCGCGATCGCTTCCTTGTTGAGATTTACCGTGGTATCGACCGCTTCCTTGAAGCCGGCGCCGGACAGCAGCAGGCTGCCCATCGCAACCCACTTTGCCTGCACCGCGGAAATCTTTTCCTGTACGCGGCCGAAGCTGCTTTCGGCTTGCGTCTGAAAGCCGCGCACCGCTTCCGAGGCCTTTTGCATAGCAGAGACAAGACTGGCGGGATCGCCGGTAATGACAATTTTGCCGTCCATGGTTCAATCTCCGGTCAAGTCGGTTGCGTTGAATATTTCTGGTTTGGTTTGGTGAAACGCGCCCATCGCTTCGGAAAAAGCAGCGTCTTCGGCAGCGTTATCGATGGCAACCGTCGTTTCGCGCACCGGGCGCTCCCAGCCGAGATAGCCGGCGACCAGCACATCGACCGGCGGACAGATGTCGCGCTGCCTGCACAAGGCGGCCCAGCGGGGAAAGTCAAGCTCTGTTTCGGCGGCGCTCCATGTCCATTTCAACCATGCGACGGTTTCGGCAATGGCTCCGTCGAAATCGAACTCCGCTATGCTTCCCCCGCCTTGGCTTCCCCCAGGTTTTCCACTCCATAAGCAGCGGCAACCTGTTTTTGCGTTTCCGTGCCGATCGTATGCGAAGCGCGAGCGATTTCAATTGCATCGAGCGTCTCTTCCAGTACCGCCTGATCGACTTCCGGCGTTACGCGCGCGATGCAGTGAATGATGTAGGCCGCCATGAATTCCTGTGATTCATCCGGCCGCATCTGACCGGCATGCAGACGCTGCATGGCCTCCTTGTTCGCTTTTTGAAACCGGAATGACGGCGGCAGCGCCTGATAGGGCTTGCCGCCGATGGTGATCGTAAATGGTGTGCTCATGTGAATCCGATAGAGTGTTGTACAGACGTCTGCACTGAAATAGCAAGCCCGGCACGCAACCGGTGTGCCGAACTTGCTTATTCATCACGCATTCGATTGACTGTATTCGCCGACGTTGCCGTTGGCATCGGCCTGTGCCGAGAACGAGAAGCCGGGAACGGCAAAGTCGCCGGCCTTGAAGCCCATATCGAGGCTGTCTGCAACCGCTGCATTCAGCTTCAGGTAGACGGTCTTACCCTGGAATTTGTTGAAGAAGAGCGCCTGGAACACCGGCGCTTCGCCGGCCAGCATGTTGACCAGCGAAATCGTCTTGCCGGCGCTCGTATCCTTATACACGTAGCTGATGATGACCGACTTGCCGTCGTCTGCAGCGGCGAAGGTGTAGATGCCGGTGGATTCATCGACCGAGTACTGGCCGGCGGCGGGTGCGGATGCCATGCGCTTCATCGGAGCCTGGATGCCGGAAGTAACGGTCGCCACGCCGAGATCTTGTGCGAAATTTGCGGCATTCACCACTGTCACGGTTTCGCTGGCGATTGTGCCGGCTTCGTCGTAGGCGACCTTCTTGTGGCCGGTAGATGCCGTCTGATTGAAGAAAATATCGTTGAAGGCATCGGCGTTAAACAGCGCGGCCTTGGCCTGGCCGGTAATCTTGGTATCGGCGCGGCCGACGGCTTCGGCGAACATGTTTTCGCCCATCAGTTCCTTATTCGAACTCTTGAACGAGAACGATACTTCCTGCAACGTGCCTACGCGGCGCGGCGTGGAATTGGCGGCGGCGGCAATGGCGAACAGATAGCCGGTGTGAAATGCGAAATTGCCCTTGGGATTCATGGTGCTGCGTCCTTTCAAAAAATGGCCTGCCGAGTTTTTCTCGGGCGGACCGGATGGTCAGAGAATCGGCGTTACGACAAGGTACTGGCGAGACTGTCTTCCGGCGTGTAATAGCGCACGCGGTAGCGCACATCGAGCTCGCAGGCCTCGCCGTCGGCGCTGCTGAACGTCCAGGAACTGCTGAGTTTGAAGAGCCGCGCCACCAGATCGCCGAAGGTCGGGTCCGTCCACAGGCACGCATGCACTTCTTCGATGACGGCATCCGCGATATCGTCCGGCACCTCGCCGCGAGCGAGCACGATGAACTGCACGATGAAATCGCGCTCGGCCGCCTCGCCCAGGGAATTGGTACTCTCTTCGGCCGGACGGATGATCAGCGCCGGCGATTCCGCCCGCGCCAGCGCGGCGGTGCGGCTGCGGTAGATGCGGCCATTGAGCGAGGGCGCGGCCATGGCTGCCGCTGCCATCGCTTCCAGGATCTGCTTTCGAATGGTCATGATTTGCTCAACACCACTTTGCTGAAAAAGCCGTCGCCGGTTTTCATGGGCGGGCGGCGCACCTTGTAGACTTCGGCGCCGATGGTCAGCGTCTCGTCGACGACCAGATTCGGCATGTCGGCGGTCTGAAACTCGGCTTCGTACTCGGTGGACTGCACCAGCTCGCCCAGCAGCGCGACATCCGGCTGCAGCAGGTTGATCTGGATGCCGGCCACCGCCGGGCCAGCGGCCGGCTGGTATGTTGCCTCCACCAGCATGCCGGCCGCCTGGAATGCCGCCCAGAAGCGGCCGGGATCGAAGGCCATGATCAGGCGACGGTTTCGTCGAGCTTGATGCGCGCCGTGGTGGCGGCAGCAGCTTTGGCGGCAACCGCTACGCCGACGCGGGTGTTGCCGGTGGCCGTGGTGGTCAGGCGATGATTGGTGTTGTCCCAGTACAGAACATCGCCGATCGAGGCAGTGTCGGTCGACAGCGCCGTCAAATCGAACACGCCTTCGGTGAGGAATTCACCAGTGGCGGCAGCGGCAAGGTCGTCATATGCCACACCGAAGATTTTCCCGACCAGCATGGCGTCGCCGGCGGCAAGCGTGCGGTCGGCAGTCAGCGTGAGCGCATTGCCCTTTTGAACGAAGTTTTTCATGTCTAACCTTTCAGAGAATATGGAAGAGGCCGGCGGCGTCCGATTCAGGCGCCGCTGGCTATGGCATCAGGCTGTTGCTCAAGCCCCGGCGTTTTTGTACAGACCGCGAGAGTCAATCGCCTTGGCGGCGAAGACGTGGCGCGCCTTGATCTCCAGGCCATCCACCTCGAAGCCCTGCCGCTGCTCGGTGAACAGGCCTTCCTCGCCTTCTAGGTAGGCGTATTCGATCGTGTCGATCAGGCCGGGCGCAGCGGACAGGAACCATGCCGTGCCGGTGATGCGCGGTTCGACCACGACTTCCAGCGAAGTGTTGTAGTTCGGGTTGATGTTCGCGGCGCTGGAGGCGACGAACGAGGCCGAGGTGTACTTGTTGGCAAGATTCTCGTTGTCCGGGCCGACGATCAAAAATCCTGGCGTGAGGTTCAGCACGCGGCCTTTCAGGCCGGTCTGCTTGCGCATCGCGGCGCGGCCGGCGCCGAGCGTGGTGTCGTCGATCGCCGCACCTGTTCCGGCCAGATTGGCGTGGCCGGTATGGAACAGCGCCTTGCCGTCGGACATGGTCGGGTTGCCGGTCAAAATGCCGTAGACGATATCGCCTTCGATCGCCGCTGCCTCAGCGCCCAGCGCGGTCGGGATACGGTCGAATGCGGACAGGTCGTCGTTGATGATCGATTCCCAGCTAATCGCGACGATGCCGCCGAATTTCGACAGCGAATACTTCTCGGCCGAATCGCCGAAAGTCAACATCTTGTATTCGCCGCCTTCGTTGATCTGCTTGAATGCCGCCGATTCGGACAATTGCGTGCGGGCGACCTGGCGGAAGTCCGGCGCGGTGGCCATGCGCGCCCAGCCGGTGAAGGTGCGCGGCTGCATCAGATAGGCTGCACGCAGCGTGCGGTTGACGGTGCCGGCCAAGATTTCCGGGAAGTCCGAGGTCGATTGCATGCCGGCGCGCGTTTGCATGTCGCGCTGCAGGTTCATCGCGACGATGGCGATCTCACGGCGGCTCATGCCGCGGGTGTTGCCGCCCGCGACTTCGATGGATTCGCGTGCCATGTCCATCAGGGTATGGCCGCGGAACTGGCGGGCGGCTTCCATGCGCGCGGCATCGCGGCGTACGTCAGCATTCGGATTGCAGCGTAGCGCGATCGCGTCAGTCATCGCTGCGCGGCGCATGTCGGTTTCGTCGCGTACGGTTTCGATGTCGGCGGCGCTGCGGGTCGGCGCAGCGGCGTCGCGCTTGGCTTTTTCGCGCAGCACGGCCATGCCGGCATCGGCAGCGCTCATGTCGCTGCGGGCGATCAACTGATCGGCAAAAGCGGCATCTAGGCCGCCCATGCGGACCGCTTCGCGGATGCCGGCCTGGCGCTCGGCTTCCATGCGCGCGCCTTCGGCACGTGCCTGTGCGAGCGCTTGTTCATCGACCTGGGAAGCGGCAGGAGTCGGCGCCGCCGGGTTGTTGTTTGCACCAGACATGGTGTTTTCCTTTCTAAGAGTGATGCCGGCGGCTGCCGGCGAGGTGGTGAGACTGCGGGTTGTGAACTTGCAGGGATGCATGCGGCCTTCCGGCATCTTCGGGCGCTGATTCGGATCGTCGCTGCGCACGCCGGCATCGGCATCGGCGCCGATCGGCACCAGCGAAATTTCGGTCGGCTCCCAGTCTATGGCGCGGTAGATCCAGGGTTCGCCCTGATTGACAGGCGGAATACGGTCGTACTCGTACACGGTGTAGCCGACCGAGACGTTGCCGATAATCTTGTCGACGACATCCTGGTAGTACGGCTGGACGTCGTCTCGCTTGGAGAACTCGACCGAGGCTGTCCCCTCGTCGCCTTCGATGGCAGCGCTGCGCACCACGCCCATCACCGAACTCAGGTCCCAGCGCGAATGCGTGTTCAGGAGTGGCGCGCGACCGGACTGCAGCCGATCCATGCGCACGTGCGCCGGATCGAGACTGAGCTCTTCGATGTAGTAGCGGTCGTTGTACCAGTCGTAGCGCGGCACGCCGGCGCCGGTGGTCCAGACCAGTCCCACGGTGCGCGCTTGATCGTTGATCGTGGTGATCGGCGCCAAGCGGGTCATCATCGGCATGTTCAGGACTTCGGACTGGATATCGGAAGGTCTCATGGTTCCCTCAAATAAAAATGCCCCGCAGGCTGGCGCCGGCAGGGCTGGATTTCGCTGTGATTCGGCTTAGTCTTCGCCGAGGATTTTTGCGGCGGTTGCCGCATCGAGCAGCTTGGCCGAGACCGAGGCATCCGTATCGACGAGCAGGTTTGCCTTGCGCAGCTTTTGCGTGTACTCGGCGGATTCGTTCAGGATCTCGTCCGGATCGTCGCCGCGCTCGCGGATCGAGGCCGGCAGCGACGTCAGGCCGCCGCGGATGGCTTCTTTTTCCGCCATCACGTCTTTAAGCGGATCGACCCACTGCAGCCGCGGCATGTTCCACGTGAAAGCCTGCACCGGCTTGCGCGTGGCGCCGGCCAGCAGCGCCGTTTCCTGGAAGCGGCGTGCGATCGGCGCGAGCACCATCGGCTTTAAGGCCAGCCATTGCTCTGCCTTGATCAACTGGCGGAACTCGACCAGTCCGGCGCGATAGCTGCTGTAATTGAAGCCGGACAGATCGCCGGTTAGCTGCGAGTACATCACGCGCGCGCCGGCGGCGATCGCGTGCAGTTGCGTGCCGGTGTACTCGCCGTAGCCGCCGTTGGATGCCGGATTGCCGAAGTCCACTCCCTCTGCATTGGAGAGGTACTTGATCATTCCCGGTGCGACTTTTTCCTGCTGCCCGCCAGCGCCGGTCTTCATGTCGCCGATGCGCTGCGCGGCATCGTCCGTGCGCACGAAGGCGACGAAACAGGCTTCGATCTTCTTGCGTACCAGCTCGGCCTGCTCGTAGTCGGCCAGATCGCGCAGCCGCAGCAGCGAGACCGCGAACTCGGCAATGCCGCGCACTTGCGTGGGCCGGCGCTTGCGGTAGTAATGCAGCACTTCGGAGGCCGGCACGCGCTTGCTTTCCAGCGTGTTGAGCCGGAAGCTGGCGACTTCGCCCGGATGGATCGGATACAGCCAGTAGGCCACGCGTTGGCCGATTGGATTGAACTCGATGCCGGCGATCGCAAAATTGCCGTTCGCCATCGGCCCCAGTTTTGTGACGTCGAGGTGGTCAGGCTCCAGCACCTGGAGCTGCAGCGGCACCTTGAGACCATCGTCCGGCAGCCGCTGGCGGAAGCGGATCAGCACTTCACCGGATTCGTAGCGGGTTCGCGCGGCCAGATCGAGCAGACCGTTGAAATCGAGCTGGCCGTCGGCGTCGCTGTACTCGCACCAGTCGTTCCACAGTGTCTGGTCCGGCGCCTTGGCCGTGATGCCGTCGCCGACGGTGTTGACCACCAGCGTATCGAGCGCCTTGGCTGCATACTCGTTGTTGCGCACGACGTCGCGGCAGCGGTTGCGCACGCGCGCGAGTGCCGGACCGATCTCGGCATTGGCGCTGCCGCCGCCGGCAATCCAGCCGGAGGTGCGGCGCCCGACCTTGGCGGCATCGTATCCGCGCGCGATTTCCAGCGCCATGCGGGCCTGGAAACGGCGGACCGCTTTCTCCGGGCTGAGGTAACCGATGAATTCATCGATGATGTTCATGTCAGTCCCTGCTGAAAACGGCAAGCGAGGCCGGGCCGCGGTTGGAATTGGAGGATGGCTGCAAAATGCCGACAGCGATCAGCTCGTTGCGCACGATGGTGCGCGCGCGCATCAGATCGCTCATGCTGCGGTATTCGATGTGCTTGCCGTCATACTCGATCTTGAGCTCGCCGGACGCGATCGCCGCTTCGATGGCGTTGAGTTGGTTCAGTGTGAATGCCATGTCGTTTAATCCAGCCAGTTTTCGGTTCCGGAGATCCAGTCGCTGCCCTCTGCTGCTGCCTGCTTCGGTTCGGCTGCAGACGTCTGCACTGCCGGTGCCGATGATGGGACTTGTTCTGCGGCCGGCGCAGCTTCGGCATCCGGTGCCGCTCCGGAGAACAGGTCACCGTTGCGCGGCTCGATCATCTGCTGCAGGTGCGCCCAGTCGGCCGCCTGCATGCGGTTGATGCGGACTGCCGGATGACAGGCCGCGGCGTAGGCATAGACCCAGGTATCCAGGTCTTCATTGCGCGCGCGGATTTTGACCCAGCGGCCGCTGCGGTCATCGAAGACTTCGGCGGTCAATTGCTCGAAGAATTCGTCTGGCAAACCTGCTGGAAAGCGCACCATGCGGCTTTCCGGCGCTACTAACTGCAGCTGGCCGTCGATGATCTCTTGATCGCCATCGAGCCGCGCGAACAGCGCCGCCTTCGCGGTATCGGTGCCGACCATCCACAACTGCACGCCGTTCTTCTGCAGCATGCCCTTGTCGCTCTTGACGTCCTGCCGCGTCGGCTTGGTCAGGATCGGCCGGTTCTGCAACTTCGCGCCTTTGATTGCCATCACGCCGTCGAGCCGGTACTGCCGCACGTAGTTGTACACGCGGTGCGTGGCGTAGCCGGTATCGATTGCCGTCATCGAGATCCGCACGTCGATGCCGAAGCCGTTGCGGATCGGCTGATGCCGGTATTGCGTAAGCTTTTCCCAGACTTCCGGTTTTTCCGGATCACCGTGGATCTCCAGCCGGTCGATCGTTGCGCAGCGCTCGTTTTCTCCCCAGCCGATTAGGTGCAGGTGCAGCCGGTCCTTCTGAACGTCGACGCCCAGCGTGAGCACCAGGATGCCGGCCGGCAGTGTGCGCATAGGCCAGCCTTCGGCGCGCAGCTTCAGTTCCGAACCTTTAACGCGGTCGCTGTGGTCTTCGTAAGGCTCGCCCTTCTGCAGGTTGATGAACGGCTGCAGCTTGGCACGGTCGCGGCAGGCGATCAGCCACTTCTCGGCAATCTTCACCCAGCTCAAGCCGAGGCCGACAGGCGAATACAGCGCGTTGATGTGATAGCCGAGCTTGGCTCGCTCCGGATGGCGGTGCCGCCACTCGGCGCCGTTTTCCTCTGCCAGCATCCAGGTCTTGAAACGCTCTTCAATCGCTTCGCCGCAACACTGGCACATGTAGACCGCCGTTTCCGGCTTGTGCACCTTGCGGCCATCTTCATCGACCGTCTTTTCCCAGCGCAGGTGCTCGAACTCGAGCACCTGCTTGTCATGACAGTGCGGGCATGGCACCCAATACTGCGCCATGCTCGACTGTCCATATTCTTTTGCGATGTGCGAGGTCTCGGCGCGGCCCGGCGTGCTGGCTTTGTAGCGCTTAGCGCGCGCGAACGTGACAGTGCGCTGTTCAGCCAGCGAGATCGGATCACCCTCTTCTTCGACGTCGCTCTGATAGCGGTCCGTTTCGTCCAGCGCCAGCTTCTTGATCGGCATCGAGGCCAGCGAACTGGCGGAGTTCGACCCAGTCATAACCAGCATGCCGCCGGGGAAATCCTTGACCAGCGTGGTATTGCCGGAATCGCGCGAGCGCGCCGGCGGGATCTTTTCCAGCAGCCGGTCCGATAGTTCAATCATCGGCGCGATGCGCTGCTTGCTGTACTTCTCGGCAGTGTCGACGGTCGGTTGCACCACCAGCATCGGCGCCGGCGCATGGTCTACGGTGTAGCCGATCCAGTTCAGCAGCACTTCGGTCTTGCCGACCTGCGATGCCGCCATGAAGATGATGTCGGTGGCCGGATGGCCTTCCGACAGCACATTCATGATCTCCCGCAGGTACGGCGTGCGCTCGGTTCTCCAGGGGCCAGGTTCGGCCGCGCCCTTTGTCGGCAGAATCCGGTGCCGGTCTGCCCATTCGCTGACCGTGAGCGGCTCAGGCATAGCCCAGGCTTGCTCCACGGCGACCAGAACGGCAGTGTAGCCGTCGAGCATGTTCATGACGGCACCTCCGCAGCAGTGCGCAAGCGCTGGATTTCGCGCTGCATCACTTCGCACACGCGCTCGCATTCGCGCGTGAGCAGCTCGTGAACTTTCAGCGGGTCCGTTTCCGGCGCGATCAGTTGCGTCAGCCGGTCCGGCAACTGCAGCAGCGCAGCCTTGGCGGCAGCATGCGTGTCATGCACGGCGCGCAGGATCGGCGCGACCTCGGCGATCTGCCCCTGCAGCTTCAGCAGCTCGATTTTCTTCAACTGCGCATCGATCTGCTCTTTCTCGGTACGCGCCTGATGATAAGCACTGCTCGATCCTTCGCCGGCGGATCGTTTGCCGGTTGACGCATCTGATGCCAGCGCAGCGGATGGCGCAGGCAGATTCAGCGCGGCAGCCGGGATATCGTCAAGGCTCAGCCCATTGCGATAGGCCTCCCAGCGCTCGCGCACGCCCAATTTGCTCGGATCGCCGGTTGCCTCGATGAGACGCAGCGATGCCTCTACATTGACTCGCTTACCGTCTTCAGAAAGCACTAGGCGATTCAAATCCTTGAGCTTTGTGACGTAGCTTTGCGCGCAACCGTAAATCTTCGCAAATGCAGATTTGGAAACGTATCCGTCCATATGCATTCACTAAAATTCACTTCACTAGGGAGCTTCACTTCACCGACTGAAATTCACTAACTTCAACGGTCTATGACCAGCAAAACATCGTGGTTCGAATTACCCGTGCTCGCGGGCGGAAAGAAGGACCCTCGAAAATTTTTCAAGAGCGCTTAGCTGTTGCCCATGCCTGCTGCCAGCGCGCACGCAAGTTCTTCTCGAAGACACGATCAATCGTAAGCTTTGCTGTGTAGAAGTAATCGAAACGTTTCTCATAGTGCGCACCTTTTACGAATATCAAAATCGGTTTGATTGCGCTGCCATGTCCAAACGAATAACGAGCCCATATGCCTCTAGGCAAATGGCCGTCGCCTCTCGAAGCGAAATAAGCCACGCCCTGCTGACCGCGCTTGCCCTTAGCCAGCGCCGCCTTACGCTTGTCCGTCATGTTGGCTGCGTAGCCTTGCTCGGGGAAAGCTTGGAAATAAGAGATCAATTGGACGATCAATCCACGCCCAATGTTTCCATATTGATCGAGCGCTACGCCAGCACCAGGCATGGCGTAATAACCGGATGGCATGATTCCGGCGCTGATCAGTGCACGCTCGAACCGCTTGGGTAAGCGTTGCCCGCCTTCGATTTCGGAAGCCAGGTATTCCTCGGCCGAAGTTCCCTTGCCCATAAAGTTCTTGATGCCGACTATTGCTTCAAGGTTGGCCTTAGTTGCCGGCTTCATGTAGACGCTGTTTTGCGTCGTCGGTGTCGGTCGGTCGAACGAATCACGGATCTCGTGTTGTTCGGCGGCCGTTACATCCTTGGCCGTATCGGTCAACGCCGCAGCCAATGCAAACGGAATCTGATTGACCTCCAGCTCTCGCAGTCCCGATTTAATTCGGTCGAGCTGAATACTCACAGAGATTTGCATGGCAGCATGAATAAAAATGCCGCCGTGCTGGGGATCAGACACGGCGGCGAAGCCCTCACTTCTGGAGGCAGGGAGACAACGGTTCGTGCAAACGTCTGCACAGCGAATTGGTGCCGGCACTACGGCGGCCGGCTGGCCCGCTTGCGCATTCTTTAAACTGCCGGCGCCGCATCGAATGGCACCGGCCCTGGTCTACCAGGCTCGCCCAACTTCGGGCTTCAGGGGGAGGAGTTATTTTGTCGCGCCAATTTGACGTACCAATGCAAAAAGCCCCGATCGACTCAGTCAATCAGGGCTTGCTCTTTTTCAGAGTCAAAGCGCTCCCCACAGGGAGCGTCTTTCGACTCTGGGCGCGGATCTACACCGGCATGCAAATTGTTGGACTGAATAATAGCAGCACTGTTGAGCTTGCGCAAAATAATTTTCAGGTTTTTTTGCGCTGTCGCCAAAACAAAACGCACGGCTGTTTTTCGCAACAGCAGCTCACGCTTGATCCAATGCTCAGGCCAATGCCAAACATGATGCCGCTGCAGCACGATGCGCTCGTTCCTCGACGGCAGCGCACGCACAGCCGCCTCCACCAGCCAACCGTCGAGCTCATCAACACTCACACGCGGCGGGCACGGCAACGGCGGTAAGCCTGCCGCGATCCGCGCTTCGGTTTCCAATTGCAGCTGGCGCGCTACGTACAGTCGCGCCCAGCTTGCGCAGCAGCCATCCACAACCGGTCCAGCTCCTCCGAAAAAGACGGTCCGCCGCCAGTTATGCATACGCCGCTCGAATTCATCATCGGGCATGCCGGCAAGTTCGACCACCGGAATACGGCTCCGGTGCGAAAAGACCTTCACGCTAGGCGCCGGCGCCGGCTCGCTACACTCGACATAGTCATCGGTCGGCGTCACCAGCTGACGCATGCCTGATTCACGACGCCAGGCCAGCGTAATCGTCTCCCGCTTTTTGTCAGCGTTGTTTTCCATCGAGGCCCTCGCTGCTAGTTACCCGCGTTCCGATCTCATGACCGTTCTCCGACGCATAAAACGTCGGCTCGCCTTTCATGCCTTTGCGAATCTGCTTATCGATCGAATCCCTGCCGAAAGCATCCCGCAACGAATCAATGAAAGCCGCAATCGTCGGCATTTCTTTTCGCAAATCCGGTTTCTTGTTTGATTCCTTGCTCATCCGTCTAACCTCCCCGATGTTGGACGAAATGTTGGACGGCTGGAACCCGCATAAACACTGGCTTCGTCCAACGTCCAACATCGTCCAACATGTTTTTGAGTGCTGAGAAACCGAACGGCGAACTCTCACGCGCACGTATACGCGTGCGCACACGTGTACGCGTGGTTTTTCGTCGAAAATGTTGGGATGTTGGACGAACCCAATATTGGCGCGGGTTCCCGCCGTCTAACATGCTAAAAACATGTTGGACGGCATCAAGACGTTGGACGGATTCCGATAGCGCTCTGGCCTTTTCCGCCGACGGTACAACCACCCGCGATCCCTGGCACAAAGATGCTCCAGACGTCTTCACGTCGTTAAATCGGCAGCGGTTCATCTTCCTCCTCCGCTGCTGCTTCCGGCACCGGCTCTTCCTTCGGCCGCTCGTAATACCACTCGCGCGCGCCACAGGTCTCGCGCTTCTTGCTCCAGCCGAGCTTGCGCATGATGTCGGAAATGCGCCGCGTCTCGGTCTTGGCCTGGCTGACCTTGCCGATCTCGATGTGCAAGGCGCGAATGATCAGCTCGCGCGCCGTCACGCGATTGATCCTGCCGGCGCCGAGCGGCTGGCCATCCATGCCGATGCCTTCCAGGTACTCCCAGATTCGCCCGGCCCACTCATCCGGGATCTCGCGGCTTTCCTGCTGCGGCGTAATCAGCCGCAATTGCTCTTCCGGCGTCGGATGCCACTTCATGCCCTCGCGCATCAGGTGCACCGCCTCACCCAGCAACTGCTCGCGGTCGCGCCGCAAGCCATCCAGATCGAGCTGGCCGGTATCGACCGGCCAGAAGCGCCGGTTGCCGGTCGTATCCTTGAAATACTGGCCCTCGTTCGTCGTCGCCGCGAACACGGTGCGGCGCAACTGATTTTTCATGCGCCGGCCATACGGCTCCCGGTAGCGGTCCTTCTGCGAAGACATGAACGCCTTGACCGCCGTCACCTCCGAGCGGTTGAACTGCTCCAGCTCGGCAATTTCATAGATCAACACGCCCTGGATCGACAGATAGCCATCCTTGTGGCCCATCTGGAACGGCGTATCGGCAAACCACTCGCCGCCGAGGATCGCCAGCGCGGTCGATTTGCCCCGCCCCTGTCCGCCCTCGAACACTGGCGCATAGTCATGCTTGACGCCCGGCACATAGGCGCGCTTGGCCAGCCCCACAAAAAACATGCAGGAAATCTTGCGCATGTATTCAGACGGCGGCGCGCCCCAGTAGATAGAAAACGCATCGGCCACGCGCGGCTTGCCGTCCCACTTCAGTGCGCAACCGTCGAACTGCTCGATGACCGGATTGAAGACGTTCTCGCGCGCGGCCTGCGCCACGGCGCGCTCGATGTCGCCGATGTTGGCCACCGTCAGATAATATTTTTTCGACAGATACAGGCCGAGCCGGAAATCGTCGCTCTCGGTCCACTCGCCCTTGTCGGACGGCCACGGCGGCTGGCGGCGCTTGACCTGCAGCATCGAGAACTCATCGAGCGCGACTAAGCCGATCAGCGCGGCGTCATGCTGCAGGCAGAAATAGACGTTTTCGCGGCAACCCTTGACCAGACCCTTGTCGGTCTTGATCAGCAGCGCGTACAGCTCTTTCCAATCCAATGGCGCAGCGCCAGCGGCGGAAGGGGGTGAAGCGTCATCCGCATCGGTCACCCACGGCGGGATCTCATCGGCCGGCGGCGCGGCCTGCTGATCGTCTGCTGCCGCAATGGTGCGGCGCTTGTTTGCCCAGGCAAGCACCTCTTCCGGCATCGCGCCCTCATCCACCAGGTCGGCCACGTCCCATCCATCCGGCTTTTCGCCCGGCGGCGGAATATCCACGAACTCGACCGTGCAGCCAAGGTCCAGCAGAATCTTTTCCAGCTTGAGCATGGTGCTCATGCCCGGCTGCTTTTCCTCTGGCATGATCTGCCCGGCCTGCGCATGGCCTTCCTTGAATTTCTTCGCATCGGCATCCGGCCACAGCACCACGTGCCGGCCCGCGATCAGCGACCAGTCCGCCTTGTCTACCGCCTTGCCGCCGCCCGGCCACGACACTACGTCGAACTGGATACCCAGCATCGAATATGCAGCATCCGCGCACTTCTCGCCTTCGACCACCAGCACCGGCAGCGGCACATCCTCGCGCAGCTCGCACAGCAGATACAGCGGCCGCGGATCACGGAACGATATCCAGTGCCACTTGCAAGCGCCGGTCTGCGCATGCCGCGCATACACGCATGGGATGATTTCCTTGCCGCCGTCGGATTTAACGAACCGGCACACGATGCCGAGCAAGCGGCCTTCCTGGTCCCGGTATTCCCACACCTTGGCCGGCTTACCGCGCACCGTATGTGCCACCGGGTACGGCCCGGCCAGATCCGGCACCGGCAAAATCGGCTCCCATTCCGAGCGCGGTTTTTTCTCGGCCGCGGCTTGCTCCCCCTGAACTGCTGGCGCAGGCGCAGGCTTCGGTCGCGCGGAAGAAGAACGGCCGCGCCGATCATCATCGCCGGACAGCGGCACATTCAACAGTCGCGCCAGCGCGGCGCATGCTTTGCCCTGGCTAATTCCTTGCAAATAGGCATAGAGAGAAATGAGATCCCCGCCAGCCGCACTATCGTCGGCGAAGTCGGACCATTTACCGGCTCTGTCGCCGGTGAGGCGGATGCGCATCGAATCGCCCGCCTCGCCATGGCGAGAGCCGATGCAATACTCGGCACCATCGCGCACACCGTTCGGCAACCACTCGGCCAGCAGCGACTCGATCTGCTGCAGCGCCGCCGAGGCGACCCGTGAAAAATCGTCTTGATTCATCGATTAACCGATCACGCAGCTCTGTCGTCATCGGCCCGGCGATACAGCCGGAAAGTCAGCGCTCGAATATGGTCGAGCGTTCGGTGGATCTCATCCATGATCGCCGACAGTTGCATCTCCTCACGGCGGTCGATCTCGCCATCCTTGGTTGCCGCCGCCAGCGTCGCCGCCCATTGGCCGAGCTCGATGTGCAGCTCGCTCATCTTGGCCAGGATGGCTTCATTGTCGATCTGACCGATTTCCGGCAGCTTGATGAAGGTGCCTCCGCTCAAGGTGGCGACTGCCTCGGCAAAGCCGGTAGTGCCGGAAAACTGCTGCAACTGCAGGTCTTCGTCGGTGCGCATGCCCTGGCCTTTGCGCTCGTAGATGCGGTTTTCAAGCGCATCGCGCGACATGCCCAGCATCGCTGCAGCGGTATCCCAACCGCCATTGATCGCGCGGATCATTGATAATCGTGCCTGCCTCAAATTCACCACTCACCCCCTGACGTTGTGGTTTAAATATTATTTTTTGATCACTACACTTTCCGCATTGAAACTAGGAATGGAGTGCGAGCGTGTTAAATTTCAATTCCCCCACATCTGCCGCCAACAAAGGCACCCCCATGCCCACTCCTCATTCCTCATCGCCGAAAGCCGACTTCGAGCGCCTGCTGAAAGAGTCCGATTACCTCAACAGCATCATCCAGGCTCACCGCAGCGCGACCGAGCGCATCATCACAGCCCTCATACAAGAACTAGCAGGCACCGACCCGGAACGCTTCGCTGCCGCCCTGAAGGCGCTGAAAAAAGCCGAACAAACCACGCTCGAACCGAGCGTAGATACCGAAATCCGGCGCATGGCGCGCGGCATTCGTGACCGTGTCCAGTCAAACAAGTAGCTCATCGGACCAGCCTTGCTCACGCACATGCTCATTCCAACGCCGATCGCTTTCCGCCGCCGCCTCAGCCTCTTGCCGGGCGAGCTCGGCATCGAGCACCGCGCGTTCAATCCGGCCGAGAAAGCGGCGGTGCGGCATCGGGCTAATCTCTTTCGCACCGATCAACTCGCTGCGCGTCAACCCGGGTCGAATAACCCAGGCAGGACGACGCAATGGCTGTCTGAATCGATTCATGCCACCGCCTGCTCCACCAGTCCGAACACATGCGGCATCAATTCCGGCACCGTCATTTCGTTGCCGGAGGCATCGGCCAGTTTTTTTGCCAGCTTAGGACTCGGCTTGCGATGACCATGAGCGAGCTGCGAGAAGTACTCGATGTTCGTACCGGCCGCCTCGGCAACTTCCTTGGCGACATCCCGTCCTTTGGTTTCAAGAAATGTTTTGGCATCCATAATGCGATGCATAATAGCAACTTGCTGTTGTTTGTCAACAGCAATATGCGAATTCCTCAAAATAGCAGCTTGCTATTTAATGAAGGGATGAACGTAAAAGAAATCCGACGGCTCAATTTGCAAAAGCTGGCATCCGAATTCGACACAATGGAAGAATTCGCTGCCGCCTGCGGCTATGACGACGGCAACTACTGTCGGCAGCTTGCTACCGGCCATCGCGACATGGGAGACAAAACTGCTCGTAAACTAGAAAAGGCCCGCGGCAAACCAAGCGGCTGGATGGATCAGCTTCACGAAGAAAAAAGTACCTTTGACAGCAATGTAAAAATCGTGCCGATCGGTGCGCGCCCCATCCCTGTAATTTCCCCTATCCAAGCCGGTAAACTCAAAGAAATTGCCGACCCATATGCGCCCGGTGCCGGATATGCAGTTGAATACGTTGATGAAAACGATGGCTACTCTTCGTGGGCCTTTGCGCTGGAAATCGAGGGTGTGTCAATGACGCCGGACTTTCTTCCCGGCGACCGCGTCATCATCGATCCGGAAGTTGCGCCCAATCCCGGCGACTTCGTTGCCGCCCGCAACACGCGAGAAGAAGCCACTTTTAAGAAATACCGCCCACGAGGTATCGATGCACATGGCAACATGGTTTTCGAGTTAGTGCCACTCAATCCAGATTATCCGACCATGCGCAGCGATGTCGAGCATTTGCAGGTGATTGGCACCATGGTCGAACACCGCAAAAAAAGAAGAAACAGAAAATAGCCGGGTCCGCAGCACTGCAAGAAACGACACCATCGTTATTTTTAAGAGAAAGCCCGCTTCGGCGGGCTTTTTTACGCCTTCGCGCCTAAACAGGCGGTTTATTTTTTACCAAAAATAGCAATTTGCTGTTGACAAACGGAATCAACCGCTATTATTCTGCCGAGCAACAACAGCATTTTGCTGTTCCACGTGAAACCGCAGGGAGACATGGCAAATGAAAAAACAGCAACCAGCAGCCCCTCAAACCTTCGCCCAGCAGATGCTGGCCTATGAAAACCGCCGCCATGCCGCGCGGCACGCCGAGCTCAAGGTCGCCGCCAAGAAGCTGGAAATGTTCGAGCCGACTTTTCAGGCGCTCGCCGCGCGCGGAGTCACCGTGTCGCTTGAATTCTCCGGCCTGCGCGGATTCATGCCGGCAGTGCTGCATGTTTGCGCAGGCATTTTCTCCGACTCGAACCTGCAGCTGTACGACGCGCTGATCGCGCTCGGCTACAAGGAAGTCTCCCGCCGTGAACACTCCACTTACGCCGCCGTCGAGCTCAAGCAGGGCCGGCTGACGCTCTCGCTGACCATTCCGCCCGGCCATGGCGCGCCGGCGAAAGACGCGTCCGCCCCTGTGCAGACGTCTGCACCGGCCGAGGCCTGACCATGCGCACCTTCACCGTCACCGTGCGCACGGCCACGTCGCGCCATTCATTTTCCGCCATCGGCGCTACCAGCGCCGCCGTCCACGCCGCCGCGCTCGACCGCTTCGGCGGCTTGTGCAGCGTCGTCGTCATTCCTCAATAGGAGGCTCCATGATCGATCTATTCCGCAAATTCTGCGCCGTCGATGTTGACCCTGATCCGCATTTAAAAACCAACATCGATTATGCATGGGCCATCGGCCGCATTTCCACGCGCGCAAATGCTCCAGACCCCTTTGCCGGCTTGCGCGGGCGCGCGTACATTTCGGCCAGAAAACTCGATCAATGCGAGATCCGGAAGATCAAAGATGCCCGCGTCGAGGCTGCGCTGCGCGAAGGCCAGGAAGCCCTGATCGAAGCCATTAATCAGCCGGCTCGCGCCGACAGAAAAAATGTGTTCCTGCTGCCGTCGGCGCCGAAAGAAGAGCGCCGCTGCTATCCCCTCCCCGAACTGACGCTGGAGGCATAAATGGCGGCCACTTCATTGCATGGCCGCCTGGCGGCGGAATTAAACAACGAATACCGGCACCGCGCCGACGCGCTGCATAAGCATGCGCACCTGATCAACCGCTTCGGCGAAGCGATCGAGCCGCTCAAGCTGGATGCGCACATCAAGCCGGCCGAAGATGGTTGCGTGGCGCTGGTAGCCGTATCGACTCGCGGCCGCGACCACGTCGCCCTGCTAGCAGCGATTGAACAGGCCGGCTTTTACGTCGGCACTCCTACCGCCATTCCTTGGCAATTCACCGATGGCTTCGAAATGTGGACCGCACCCGTGCGTGGCCACGGGCTCGAATTTTCGCTGCTGTATTACATCCGCGCCGCATCATGACTTTGGAGATCCAATTGCAAACCGCAGCCGCTCACTCCGCGCCTATCGTGCGCACCAATCTTTCCCGCTTCGGCATCTATCTCGACATGCCGCCGGCAATCGCCGCGCTAATCCTCGATATCGTCGACCATCTGCCGAACTGTTATGTACATTCGTTTCTGAAACAGTTGGACGCGCTGCGCACAGACGCCGATCTGAGCCGCACACCGGCACAGTTTCTGCACTGGCTGCTTCTTGACGCGCAATATGGTGCGATCAACCTCACAAGGCGCGACGATGTAAAGGACACCATCAATTCCGTGGCCTCACTCATCCTGCAGCCGTTGATCCAGGGCGAGAGCATTCATCATGAAATGAGAAAAGCCGTGCTGTTTCCGGCACAGCTTGCTCAGCTCAAAACTTGGCACGATTACGAGCATCGCTCCGCGGTCCAAGGCATGCAGCCGCGCATCGAATGGATGCTCGCCACTGCCGCCACCGACAGCATGCTACCGCACCTGCCGGAGCAAATAATCGGCGTGCTGCATTCCTGTGCTGTCGCCTGGTCTGCCCATCACAGACATATGCGCCATGCCACAGCGCTCTATCAAGCCGCTTTCGCCAGATTGTTCGCGCTGCTGGCAACGCAGCCGGCCAGCGATATTCCGCAGCCGCAGAACTGCTTCGACCAAATCAGCAAGCACGATCGCGTTGCCTTCGACGATATCGAATCCGGTGCACAAACCGGAAGAGTGCTGGACTTGAGCACCATGCCGGATGGCCGGCCGAGCGCATGGGTGGAACTCGATCATGCGCTCCCAGGCTGCACCCAAAACGTGCCGCTTTCGGATCTGCGCCGCCTGGTAAACGAGCCGGCATGAGCACCGCTCCCACATCCACGCCCGGCTGGGTTCTGCAATGCAAGCTCGGCGGCGCCTGGCACGCCGTCACGCACCCGATGCCGTTTCAACAGGCATGGGATTCCCTCTCGCTGCTGCAGAAAAACGCCGCGCAACTCGGCATCGAGCCGGTCGAGCGCCGGCTCGTCACCACTTTCGATTGACCGGAGCCTCTCATGTCCAAGCTATTTAAAAAGCGTAACAAGCCCTACCGCCCCAAGCACATCCGCGTGCCGGTCATGCCGGAGCTGCAAAAGGAATTCCAATTCGCCAGCCACGGCGCGCTCGCCGCCCTGCGCTTAGCGCCGAATGCCGACGCCTTCGACCAGCTGGCCGACCTGTTCAACGTCATATCGGTCGCGCTGAAAGACACCGGCGGCCGCAGCCTGATCCTCGAATCCGGCATGCGCGCCTTGCAGACCGTCTGCGACCGTGCCGAGCAAACCGGGCACCTCGCGCTCGGCCGCTATGAACTGCCGCCGATCGAAAACGCCGTCGTCGAGTGCGAAGCGCTCGTCCTGCAGCTCGACATCCTGCGCCTGCACCAGGCGCGCATCAAGGTCATCAACGCGCAGCGCATCAGCCGCGCCCTTTCCAACCACACAGAGGAGATCGCAGCATGAACATCGTTGAACCCGCCTTCGGCAATATCCCCATCGAACTGATCCGCCCCTCCAAGACCAATCCGCGCAAGCGCTTCGACGAAGCCGCGCTCGCCGAGCTGGCCGAGAGCATCAAGAAAAGCGGCGTCGGCCAGCCGATCCTGGTGCGGCCGATGCCCGATGTTGAAGACGACGTGCCGCACCGCGTCGAGATCGTCGCCGGCGAGCGCCGCTACCGTGCCTCCAAGCTGGCTGGCCTTGCCACCATCCCGGCCATCGTGCGCGACATGCCCGACGCCGAAGTGCTGGAATTCCAGTTGGTGAAAAACCTGCAGCGAGAAGACGTGCATCCGATCGAGGAAGCCGAAGGCTATCAGCGCCTGATGAACGAGCATCACCTGACCGCCGATCAGGTCGCCGAGAAAGTCGGCAAGAGCCGCTCCTACATCTACGGCCGGTTGAAACTCTGCGCGCTGTGCGAGCCGGCGCGTGAAGCCTTCTACGATGGCAAGCTCTCAGCCAGCACCGCGCTATTGGTCGCGCGCATTCCGGTACCCGCACTGCAGGAACAAGCCACCAAGGAAATCCTCACCTGGAACGGCGAGCCGATGTCCTACCGCGCCGCAGTCGCGCACGTACAGCGGCGTTACATGCTGGATCTGGCCGAAGCACCGTTCCCGATCGCCGACATCAAGCTGGTGCCGGCCGCCGGCGCCTGCGGCCCCTGCCCGAAGCGCACCGGCAACCAGCCGGAAATCTTTGCCGATATCGACAATGCAGACGTCTGCACCGATCCGGACTGCTTCGCCGGCAAGAAGAAAGCGCAGAATGAAAAGTTGCTGCGCATGGCGCAAAAGAAAGGCATTCCGGTGTATGACAGCGATGCCAAGGACAGACCGGGCCAATACAACGACCAGAACTTCGTGCGCGGCGACACTCGCACATGGCGCTTCGACCGCATGACCGATAAAGCAGATGGCCTCGATATCCACGAAGCGCTCACACCGGAACAGCGGCCGCAACCGGCCTCCTACATCCAGGATGAAGATGACCTGATTCCGGTCTATGAAAAGACCGCCATTGAAGAAGCGCTGGAAAAGGCCGGCCTGCGCCACACGCTGGAACAGTACAACGCGATGATGGAAGAAAAACTGTCCGGCAAGCGGCCGGACGGCAACGTCGAAGGTGGCCTGTCGGAGAAGGAGAAGGAACGCCAGGCGAAACTGGCCGAGATCGAGCAGAAGGTGCAGGCCGAGACGGCCATCCGCGTCGCCGCATACAAGCAGATCCGCGCCAAGGCGGCGGATGGCCTGTCTGTCGAGCTGCTGCGCGCCATAGCCAAAGAAATCCTGAACGAGAGCAGCCTCCCTGAAGATGAGCTGCCCGATCTGTACGACTTCGACACCAGCACCGATGAAGCGGTATGCCAGCACATCGAGCAGGCGTCGATTGAGGAAGTTGGCCAACTGTTGCTCGATATGCTGGTTGCCTATGATTTGAGTGTCACAAGCTACGGTCTGCAGCGACAGGAAGCGGGCGACGAAGACGTCTACTCCACCCTCGAAAATCTGGCCACCGCCGCCGGCGTCGACATCGAGCAGATCCGCGCCGAGATGACGCAACCGCCAGCGCAGGAAGAAAAGCCGGAGCCGGAAGAAGAAGCATCGCCAGCAGCAAAAAAGAAAGGCAAGTCCAAGAAAAAACCGGCTTCCACCCCTGACCCCGCTGCCGCGTGGCCGTTCCCGGAAGGCACGTGGCCATGAATCCATCCAGCCACTACGAAGACGAACTGCCGCAGCCGTGCCGGGCATTTTCCGAGCCGGCGCGCGGCCAGTCGCGCAAAGGCTCGCTGCTCGAAAGCGTGGCCAACATCGTCGTCGGCTTCGCCGTCGCCCTGGTGAGCCAGATCGTGATCCTGCCCTGGTACGGCATCCATATCCCGATCCAAACCGATTTGAAAATCGTGTTCTGGTTCACCCTCGTCAGCCTGGTGCGCAGCTATTGCCTGCGCCGCTTATTCAACCGGAGGTCTGTATGAACGTCTGGCAAATCACCCTGATGTGCATCGGCTGCGCCTCCGCCGGCGCGATCGCCGCTGTATGCGCCTATGACTGCGTACTGGCATTCACACACGACAGGAAAGAGGACAAAACGGAGGCACTGCTCGACGAAATCCAGGCGCTGCATATCCAGCTGCACGGCGAACGCGCGCAAGCCGCAATCATCCGAGGCATTCTCGACGTGCCACATGCGCCGCACATGACCACCTTCGACCGCACGCTAGACCGTTGCCGAAACCTTGTCACGAGTGCAGTACTGTGCAGCAAGCACACTGCAGCAGAAAGAACTCAGACATGAGCGCACCTCTTGAATACGCCTCAAAGCAAGGTGAATAAATGATCGACGAAATTTTAACGTCTAACCTTTTAATGCACTTTGATTTGAGATTCCAATGCAGCCGACAGCTCGCTCAAGCTTTGCTTCGCTTCAATGTAACTCTCACGCAGCGTATCTCCATATTTCTTTGCCACGTTAAGACTTCTCTCTCTAAGAGAGAAGTGGACATCATCTTTATAAAAATTCGCCAAATGGTCTGCTTGCTCGAATCTTTCAATGAGCATGTTATTCATTCTGATGTTCTGAACAAATCCAAGTGCGCGCCCATACCCAATAACAATGAGTCGCCGAAGATGATCATCGGGAATTTTTCCAATATTTCCAACGCTATTTTCATAAATTGGAAAAGGGGAATTCATAACAGGAATTTTATAGTAGAACGGGTCGCCGTTTTTCCCATCCAGCAGCAGCCTTCCATTTCCCTTTTCAAAATTCTCTGTCACCACAGTGATCTCATCGTGAAAACTGCGCAGCAAGTTCCGCACTTCTTGTGCTTGCTCGCTTTGTGCATGCTTAGCCATCTGCGCATTCTGTCTGCGGAAGACCACAATAGCCCAAAATATCGCGCCAAACGATCCATTTGCTTGCATCCAAGCCGCCACTTCAGCCGACTCAATTCCATTTTTGTCGATCGAAAAAATAAGACCAAATACAAGTATGGAAAGCATCGAAAAAAACAAAGCCATACCGACCCAGTCCTGGGGATTTTTATTTTTCATTTTAAACCTCCGATTTTTGCCGGGCATCCTAACACGAAAGGATGGCCTATCCGCTTCAGCATGCTGATGGTGAGGGCTCTACTGAATGGTTTAACAGGGAGCAAAGCGGCCAAATGAAGCGCCCCGCTATAATCATGCTCGATTCCGTCGGCAAGCCGAACCTGGACTTGCTGACGGATGCCCAACTCGCCCGACTATTTTGCCCTCATGTCCACGACGAACAATCGAGCAGTAATATACCTCCGGTCGAGCAAGGACCGCTCGGACGTATCGATCGACGCCCAGCGCCGGGAGCTGCAAGCCCTGGCGGCGCGCTTGAATCTGATTGTCCTGCAGGAGTACTCTGACGCCGTTGAATCAGGCAAGGATACCAATCGGCCTGGCTTCCAGGCTCTGTTTTCCGACATGTGCTCCTCGCGCCGCGCATGGAGCAAGATCTTGGTGCTCGATACCGCCCGCCTCTCTCGTCGGCGCGTCAATGCGATCGTGTTCGAAGAGATCGAGGCCAAGCGCCGCGGCGTGTCCATCATCTATAAATCACTGCCCGACAGCGACCCCATCACCGACATGCTGCTCAAATCCATCCTGCAGGCGATGGATGAGTGGCACAGCCTGACTTCGAAACAAAAAGGCCTGGCCGGCATGCAGGAAAACGTCCGCCAAGGCTACCGCGCCGGCGGCCGTGCGCCGTTCGGCTACACACTGGAAAAGATCAGCACCGGCGCCGTGCGTGATGGCGAGCCGGTCATGAAATCGAAATTGAAGCCCAGCATGGACGCGCCGGCGCTGAGCCTGTATCTGCAGGAGCGCGCGGCCGGCACTGCGCGTGCCGTGGCCAAGGCCAAGACTGGCGTCGATCTGCCGGACACTACCTTGATCAGCATCGAGTGGAACGCCCTCACCTATGCCGGCTACACCGTCTGGAACGTGCATAACGAACGCACCGAAGAAGGCTACGTCACCGGCAGCAAGCGCAAACCGCGCGAAGACTGGATCATTCAAAAGGATACGCACGAAGCATTGATCACCGAAACCGAGGCCGAAGCGATCCTGGCCGCGTTGATGCAGAAAAAGGCCACCAGGTCGACGCCGGCGTCTTATCTGCTGACCGGGATCTTGAACTCGCCGGAGGGCCAGGCCTGGCACGGCGACGGCACCGGCAAGTATTACCGGCTTGGAAAAGGGAAGAAAGTGCGATGCGACGCGCTCGATGAAGCCGTGCTGAAGAAAATCGGCAACGACCTGGCTTCGCCGGAATTCATCACAAGAATCACCAAAGCAGTCAAAAACACGCTGCGGCCGACCGAAACGGCCAATGAAGAAAAGTCCTTGCGCGACGAGATCAAAGCCATCACGAAGAAGATTGATGCGCTCGCAGCCATGCTGGCCGATACGACGGCGCCGGCGGCGCTGCTGAGGCAAATTGAAAAGTATGAAACAGAGCGCGATGCGCTGATCGCCCAGGCCGACAACCTGGAGCGTGCGGCCGCCCAAGCGAAAGTGATCAACCTGCTATCGGAAAAAGACGTGCGACAGTCGGTCCAGCATGCGATCGAAGCGGTCGAAACACTGGACCGTGTCGAGATGAAAGATTTTCTCGGGAAATTGATTGAAGAGATTATCCTGTCCCCGACTGACTTGTCCTGCAGGATTTCCTACAGAATCGAACTCAGTCGGGGGGATAAGCTGGCGTCCCCAAGGGGATTCGAACCCCTGTACTCACCGTGA